CTTCGATATCTGCATCACCTTCGATACCGTCCCCGGACAATTTCATCTGAAGACCAACCGTGATTTTCTCTCCGGCACTGGTCTTTTTAAGATCCTGCTGAACTTTGATGACACTGTTTTTACCAGTGCCCATGAATTTTCTGAAATACTGCTGGTCTTCAGCTTCAATCGCTAGACCAGGTTCCCATACCTGGCGTGCCAGGCTACTATTTAATGCAAAATCAGTTGCACCCATCTGTTATAATCCTTATGACCCCTCGTAATAGGCGTCACGATCTTTCTGTGACATCGCCCGTAACTCCACCTCCGTTTTTGGCGCCCATCCTTTTGGCGCTCCATTGTCGGAGGAGGGAACGTCGTCTAAACCTATCCCAGAGGGATTGTCTTTAAATTTGGTTAAAAGTTCTTTGGTCACTCTTTCTGTGACCTCTTTTTCAATATCTGCCCTCGAACTCTCTGGGGCTGTCATTGAATCATTACAGAACTTGACAAAGGACACTGCAGCCTTGCCTAACGCAACAGGTTTGTTTGATCCAGGAACGATTACCATTGTTGCCGGATTTGAGAGGACTGCCAGGGCTTCATTGTCAAAGCCCTTTTCCACTGCATAGTCAGTCAATTTTTGCCCGACTGCTGCATTCTCATAGACACCAGGTACCGCAAGAGAAATTTGTTCAAGACTATCGGCAATAAGAGAATCCATGCTTTCCTTCTCAGCCGCCACCGTGTCTGCTTGCGTTTTTGCTGCAAAGGCTGCCTCTTTATGCGTCTGCAAATCGTGCATATATTGCAGGGCATCCATTGCGCTTTCTTCTTTAAGCGTCTCAAACTCTTCCTTGGATAAAACTTTAAAATCCGGGTCCACCTTTGGGGTCTCGCCGGCTTCAACTTCGGCAGGTTGTGCAGATTCTTTTTGATCGACCATGAATTGAAGGGATTTATTTTTGGCCCTCGCCTCTGCCAATGCTTTTTCAAGATTGGTTTTATGTTCGGTCAATTTAGTCACATCGTCCGGTTCTTTGGGGATTTTGTCTTCTTCCTTGACTTCCCCTTCCTCTTCTCCGGGTTTTATGACTTCTTCCTGCTTTGACTGTTCATCAGGGTCCACGACTTCTTTATCAGCTGACGACTGTGAAGATGCCGGGTCATCTACTTCACTTGATGATTCTTCAACGTCTGGAACTGATTCCCCGAACAAGCTGTCGTCTGAACCTTCATCCGACTGTCCGGGAGTCAATGTCTCGCTGCCTTCCACGATAATTTCTGTTGCTGTTGCCACTTCTGCTGCTGTTGCCTCTTCTCCCATGTTCTTTTCTCCTTGCTGTTTAACGGATCAGCTCCCGATTGTTTGATTTACACGGCTATAACGCTGCCGGTAGCGAATTAAAATGTATATATTCCTTATTTGGTTCCATTTTAGGAAAGCATACCCCAAAAAAAATAAAAATTGTACCCTGTGTCAAACTAAATAATTGAATTTCTTTTTCTTACTCCTGCATTTCGCTAAGTTGAAGGATCTCTTCATCAATGGAAAGACAAGAAGAATCAAACCCTAAAGGGTTCTCGTCAATTGGCAATGGCCATCGTGGTTTTTCCCCAAAAAGAGACGTCTTGTCGCTAAAAAGGGCAGGATCAAAGTATTCATCATCCCGTGGCCCAAACTTTCTATCAAGCCAAGATTTACTCCCCGGGGCCTCCGGGAATGTGTCATCAAAATTTTCATTTATTTTATCAATCGGCCTTTCACCTGGCTTTCCATGCGCCTCAAATCTGAAAGTATTCCACCTGAAATCACGACCTTTTGGAATTTCCCTCTGTGACCTGAAATGTTTTTCCGCTTTAATATCAAAAGCCCTTTCCTGTGCCGCTGTCATATCCATTGTCATATTATTGCCTCCCCACATCTTCCAAAACCATATCAGCCGCCATCCCTAACACATGCTGTCGGCCACGCTTCGTGTTCCATGGCAGGGTTATTTTTTTTTTAAACCTATCTCCTTTGTAAAAACCAGAAACCTTGTAAACAACTGTTCTTTCTTTCTCCTCTGTTTCAAACCGTTTAAAGGAAAAATCTTTATACTTTTCACCTGATAATTCCATACTTACCGCTCCTTTTCACTTTCCGACGTTGCCGCCGAATACATTTTGTCCCCAATATCTATCCCCTTTTCCGTTGAATCCAGCATAAAGGCCGCTTTATCCATTTCATGCTTTTCCGCTTTAATCCCGCCGTCCTGACTTGCTCCTTGTGTGTCGGCCCTCGCCTTATCCGCTTTTGCAATAATCTCTTCAATCTGAGCCTTGATTTTTTCATTTTCCAGGGTCTTCTTATTTAATTCCAGTTCAACCGCCATATTTTCAAGCTCTGCCTGGTGCGCCTGGGCCTGCTTTTCTGCCTCAAGCTGCTCAACCAATTTTTGTTTCCTTTCGTCTGCATCCATATCTTCTTCAAGGGGATCATAACCAAGCAAGGGTTTAATTTTTTCAAGGAATTGTTCTTTGTTCGGCAGGTCTGCCATTTCAAAGGCAATATTCATCAAATGGGGAATAACTTCCGGCGGAGATTTTTTGACCCATTCGATAATCAGGCTCATGTTTTTCTCACGGACAGTATCGGACTTGGGAGAATCAGAAACAACATAATCATACCGGCCCTGGGTAAGATTGTTTTTAATTCCGCCCTCAAACCGTTTGTTAATCTCAAGGAATTTATCAGCACCCGTCATGCGGTCAGTGACTCTCAAAACTTTTGGCCCGGTCCATTCCTTTTGAATGCCGGCACCAATCCTTTCCCCGACCATCTTAACGGATCTTCTTAGATTATCGAACAATGGGGCAGTCATTACTCCTGATTGATTCATTTTCTTGTCCAGGGCTACGCCTGATGTTACGTTTGTCTGATATCCTGACGCCTCACCATTCGCCCCTGATATTTCCTGGATCTCTTTCTCGGATTGTCCCAAAATACCAATCTGGGAGACGGCAAGCTCTTCATTTTCGTCTATCTTGATTTTACTAATGCCGCCATTTTTAACAACAACCATACCATCAAGAGAATTAGCTTCCTTATGGATTGCATCCCATTCCTTTTTCGTACTTGCAATGCCTTCTTCCGCGATAATCCGCCTGGTATTCATCAAAGCCAATGCCATGGACCGTCTTTTATTTACTTCTATATCCTGGCCCCGGATCTGCCTGGGCACTCCATAAGGAAACCCGTATCTATCCACATACCCGACAAAAGGAACAAAGGGATATTGATCGTGCCCCAAGTCCGACGGAGTTTCATCTCTCAAGATAACAGTTGAACAAAAAACAGCGGAAAACATTTTAGGGACCGTCGCCCGGATCAATTCTGAGGAATGCCGGACCATAAGCATCTGTTCTCTTGGGTCTTTGCTGTCGTCTATCTCTTTAACCGATCCATCTTCAAACGTGGCAAAAAGAACAGTTGTCGGCTTAGTGTACCAAATTTCAACCGGGCGAACCCTTCTCCTCGTCCCATCAACCCAGGGAACACCAACGGCAATTTGTTTTAATTCTTCCACTTCCTCTGCTTCATCAGCATCATAAGAATATGTTTCTTTGACTTTTTCAGTTAATGTCGAAAACATCCCGTCAAGATCTTTCTTTTTCTCCGGGTAGGCTGCTTGCAAGGCATCAAGATCAACCCATTTTTGCCAGAATTTATACCGGCAAGTGTCCGCCTCAGCCCAAATATCCGCAAAAGGATCAGAAAAACATTCTTTCCAATCTCTATACTTTACAGAAACAACTTCATGCCGGGGATCTCTATTTTTCCCAACAAAGATATTGCCGACACCTGGAATGATCTGATTTTTAAACGCCTGGGCAATAAGATAATACCCGGAACTTTGATCCATCACAAATTTAACCGACTCCGACATCGTTTGGGATATCTCTGAATCTTTCGACGTCCTGGCCTTGGCTGTAATGTCATGCCGGTTGATAGCCTGGGAGCCTAAAATCAGATTTACCGCAGGAAAGGTCCGGTTAATGGTGATAAGGTCAATACCTTTCATTTTGTAATCTTCTATCTCGGCTGGCGTGGCCTGTAATCCATCATACATTTCTTCATCGGTCCAAGATTCCCCTCGCCATGCCTTGCTTACTAAATGCGCCTCTTCTACATACGCTGCCCATTTCCTCAATCTTTTTGGTATCATCATCTTTTTGGCCTATACCCTACGTTATTTGTTTCAATTTCTGGCGTTATAAGTGACATCATCACCGCATCGGCCAAGTTGGGGCTTTCAATTTTCAATAATCGTTTCATTTCTATTTTTGTCATTATCTGAATCAATCCGTTGCCGGTTGGCTTCCGTGGGATACGGCAAATCTCTGAGCGCAACTGCTGCAAGTCTTTTATATCTGAAGAAAAGGAAATCATGGTGTCTGGGTCAAAATACTGGCCCTTTATGACAGCCAAGTATGTCCGATAAACCCTATCTCGCAAATACCAGTAATATTGCGCGCGTCTATTCCTAAAAGTTTCATAGTTTGACCGGCTTTTATTCTCATCTGTAATCATTTTGCCGGGATCTTCATAAATTTCATCCGGGTTTTCTACGCCGTTGCTGCCTTTGAACTCTACAGCCTTAATAGCCTTGCCTTTAAAAGAGTCTCTAACCTGACGACGCAAAGAAACACCCATGCCATCGCAATCCCAGACAAAATGATCTGCACCGTTTTCAATGGCAAAATCCGTGGCCCAATCGCAACCGTCATTGACATCCCCAAATTTTTTAGACTGAGCATCTAAAAAAACAGACCCATGCCGGAAAGCCAAGCCTTTATCATCCGGCCCCAGGTCAGACGGATCATGCGAGGCAATCTTTGCGCCCCTGGGCTTGAATCCTAACTTTTTGTGAGCATCTATGCAGGCGTCAAACCAATCAGCTGATATGATCGAATTCTCAATAGAATCGTTGTATTTTCCCTCCCAGACATGATCATAAAGCGCCCTTTCAAGGGTTTCATAGTCGTATTTTCTTTCTTTCTCCAGAACAGCGGGAAACCAGGGGTTGTCGGAGTGGTTGACGATAATAATTAAGTGCATATCGTCCTCAAAATATCCGTCACGATCCAATGCTGTTTGATATGGGACTATGAATCGCTGAGAGAAAGGGTCAGCACTGGACATCACATTACCCGTAAACCAAATTTCAGAATCTTCTACCCTGACAGTAGGCGTTAATATTTTAATCGAATCCTTGGATAGAAATTGGGCTTCTTCCACCCAGAAATATTTAAATCCCTGCATAGATTTAATGCCGCCAATGGATCTGGCCAGGCCCCTAAAACGCAATTTCCCGCCATCATTGTGATCGATATATGATTTCTGAATTATAAACCCAGGGATTGCCAGTCGTTCAATTTCTTCTTGAAGCAGAGCGTGGACAGAATCCTCAATACTGTTCTGATATTCCCGGAAACAACCGACTTTCGCAGCCTCAGTCTGAACTTTCATGGCCATGATGTCTCCAATGGTGGTGCTTTTTGCACTGCCACGTCCGCCGATAATAACCTTGAACCTTTTCGGAATCTCAATTAATGGCAATAACTTCTCTGGGATATCCATTGCAGGCATTAAGGATTTCCCCCGCCAGGCCGAATAGCATTAACAGTCCAGACCATATCTCTCTTTTTCCCATCATCAGGCTCAGCATCATCCTTGATGTTATACGCCTGCCTCTCAAGGGCAATCCTTTGCGCCCTGACGGCTGCCAGATCTTTCAACGTTTTAGCTTTTTCGGATACTGTAAGATCAACATCGATGGAGCTAATATCTCCCTGAAATGATGCAAACTGGCCTCTCTGGGGCTTGGCTCCAAGCTCAATTAAAAAAGTCTCTTCCAGTTCACGCAGGGCTCTGATCTCTACCCTGTGCCGCAGTTGGACATTGGTTCCGACATCGGCAGCCGTTTCGATATACTCATCATCTGATATCTTGTTACCTGTAACCGAACTTGTAACTAAACTTGTAACCAGTTTTTCTTTGATCCGCTTTTGCACTTTTTCAGCAAAGTTTCGGGTCCAGCTTTTTTGCTTGGCTTTTTTGATAATGGCAACATGAGTGACGGTTGTTTTCCAAACCTGTGAATTGACATGATCTGCTTCATACTGGGCGCAAATTTCGTTCAAAGATAGAGACCCAGCTCTATAAAGCTGTTCTATGCTGTCCCAATCTATGTACTTCCTTTTAGCCATCAGTGAATCTCTCCATATTGGGGGTATGTGGTAGGTGGGGTCAAAATTAATACATTTTCCCTTTTAGGTTATTATTTGGGAAATGTAAGCTTAAAAAAAAAGACAATCAATTATTTTTATTGATTGTCTTTTTACTTTAGGGTGAAAACTCTTTAAAAAATTAAAATCTACCTCATTTCAATCTCAAGAGGTATTTTGTCAAAATCTCCAAGCAGGTTACAATTCTCGCTGGCCAAA